ATGACAGAAAGAAATATAAAAAGAACGAACCCTTTTTCTGGTGAGTCTGAGATGTTAACTGAGCAAGAAGCAAAGTTATATGACCAGATAAAACTAGATGAGCAACTAGAGAATTATACTCTAGTACAAAAAGGTTTATCCATGTTTAGTAGATTGAATGCTAAAGCATACATGAAATTACTAGACTAACTCTCTTACCCATGGCGGGTTAACACAGACAACCGCCATGGGTCCCAAACCAAATCCAAAAATCCAAACTTTTTTTGACCCTATCCCCCCTTTTTGTAAAAAGGGGTCCCACTACTCTAGGTTGTATTGCAAGTTTTACACATTCGTGTATACTGAAAACATATTGGTACCATGGACTTAAATAAGGTAAACATAGAAAAATTACCTGCAGATGTTCGTAAGACCTTCAAGCAGATGCAACTTCTGCTTGCTGAAAAAAAGATACAGAACAAAGCTAAAAATGACTTCTTGTCTTTTGTCAAATGTGTATGGCCCGACTTTGTAGAGGGGTCCCATCACAGACACATTGCAGATAAATTTAATAAATTAGCATCGGGTGAAATAAACCGATTGATCATTAATATGCCTCCTAGGCATACAAAATCTGAATTTGCGTCTTACCTTCTGCCAGCGTGGATGGTGGGCCGTGAGCCAAAGTTAAAGATTATTCAAGCAACGCACACGGCAGAACTCGCAATACGATTTGGTCGTAAAGCAAAAAATTTAATTGATAGTGAAGATTACACAAAAATTTTTCAAACAAGATTACAAGAAGATTCTAAGGCAGCTGGCCGTTGGGAAACATCACAAGGTGGTGAATACTTCGCCGCTGGTGTAGGTGGTGCGATCACTGGACGGGGTGCAGATTTATTAATCATCGATGACCCACATTCTGAACAAGACGCATTATCTCCTACAGCAATGGAGAATGCTTACGAGTGGTACACGTCAGGTCCACGTCAACGTTTACAACCCGGTGGTAAAATAATTTTAGTTATGACTCGTTGGACTACAAAAGATTTAACAGGAATGTTAGTTAAGAATCAGAGTGAGCCTAAAGCTGATCAGTGGCACGTGGTCGAGTTTCCAGCAATCATGGACCATGGATCAAAGAACGCTAAACCTGTATGGCCAGAGTATTGGAAGTTAGATGAATTAGAAAAGGTACAAGCAACACTGCCCACGGGCAAGTGGAATGCACAGTGGATGCAAAATCCAACGGCAGAAGAAGGTGCAATATTAAAACGTGAATGGTGGAGAACTTATACTGGTCAAGACATACCACAACTACATCACGTTATACAATCTTATGATACTGCGTTTTTAAAAAAGGAGACAGCTGATTACAGCGCCATCACTACGTGGGGAATATTTTACCCAAGTGAGGATGAAGGAGCCAATCTTATATTGTTAGATGCTATTAAAGGCAGATACGAGTTCCCTGAACTTAGAAGATTGGCTCTTGAACAATATAAATATTGGATGCCTGAAACAGTTATTGTCGAGGCAAAAGCGTCAGGTTTACCTCTGACATACGAACTTCGAAAGATGGATATACCGGTTGTAAACTTTAGTCCAAGTAAAGGAAATGATAAGCATGCACGTGTAAATGCTGTTGCACCTTTGTTTGAATCTGGTATGATATGGGCGCCTGAGCAGAAATTTGCAGATGAAGTCATTGAAGAATGTGCTGCATTTCCTTATGGTGATCATGACGATCTTGTGGACTCAACAACACAAGCAATCATGCGATTCAGACAGGGCGGTCTGATCGGACACCCTGAAGATTATATCGACGACAAGGTCGAGCAACGTAAAAGGAATTATTATTAATGGCAACATCAGTTATTAAAAACTTTATAGCAAAACAGCTTTTTAAACAAAAGGGAGCTATTGCTAATAACAAATCAGTAGAATTTTCTGCAGATGCTTTAGAGAATAGATTAAAAAATTTAGGCATTGACCCTAGTCTTATTAGAAGTGAAAAAGAATTAAATCAGATATTAGGTCTGGTTAAACAAGCTGAAGACCAAGCTTTTCAGAAAGGTATTAATGAGATGTTAGGTGGTAGTAAGTTTGATCGAAAAGGTGAAGTCTTCGATATGACTGGTAAAAAAATAAATCCATCAAAAGGTATTATGGGTGGTAAAGAAATAAATGAAAAAACTTTAAAAGAAGGATTAATGGAAACAGATAATCCGTTTTCAGATTTAGTTAAGACAACTGAAAAAGGACCTAAGTCTCTTAAAGAACGAGAAGCAGAAGTATTAGCGCGTATGGAAAAAGAAAACAAAGAAGCTGTTGAAAGAATAAGAAATAGAAAAATGGTTGAAGAAGCAATCGACAATGCTTCACCAGGATTTGCAGGAGATAGAAAATATGATGCACAACTTGTTGCAGATGATTTAGCAGATAAAAGATTTGGTAAAGAGTTTTATGATTTAGATCAAAAACAACAAATGGATCTGTACGATGAAGCACTTGAAGGATTAGCTAATCAAAAAAAAGATATACCAGACCCAGAAGACATGGCACAAGGTGGACGTGCAGGGTTTAAATTAGGTACAGGTAAAAAAGGTATTCAAGCTTTATTAGATTTATTTAAACCAAAACCTAAACCAAAATTTGATGTAGAGAGGTTTAGAGAAGGTCCGATTGATTTAGATTTTTTAAAAAACATCGACAAGAAAGATCTTGCACCATTTATTAGATCTCGAGATACAATGGGTCGTGGTGGTTATGGTATGTATGATAACTTTGCAGACATGCCTGCAGGATTAAGAGCAGCAGAATTAATTTCTACAATCAAAGGACCACGTAACGAAATAAATTACAAAGCTGCAGAATTATTTTTAGGTAAAAAATTAAAAGGAAATGAAAGTGCCGATGAACTTATACAAATATTAAATAGACAAGAAATGCGAGCAGATGGTGGACGTATTGGTTTAAAAGATGGAATGGATAGAAGAACTTTTTTAAAAATTATGGGTGGTTTAGCATCTATACCTATTCTTGGTAAATTTTTAAAACCAGCAAAGATTGCAAGTAAAGCTGTAAAAGCTGCGCCTGTTGTAAGTAAATCTACACCTCCTCCATATTTCTTTGAGCTTGCAGAGACTATTAAAAAATTTGGTAGAGTTTCCGATGGTCCACAAGAGAGAATAAAAATACATAGTATGAAAGCTAAAGATGGTAAGTCAGAGTTAATGTTAACAGAAGACATTGGCACAGGTGAGATGCAGATTAAAAAAGTTGGTAAAGAAGGTGATGACATGGTTACTGATATTCAAACTATGGACTACTCTCCAAGTTCAGCGTTGTCTGATGAGTCTGGAAAGGTTGCTGGTCAGTATGATGAGTATACAGAATATCAATCACGAATTTATAAAGATGAATTTAATGATCCTGATATCGTAGATGGAATCAATGTAGATGAAATTGTAAAAGAAGTTAAAGAAGCACCATCAATTAAAAAAGCAGGTGGTGGTATCGCTAGAATGTTAGGGGAATAATGAACCCAGCTAGATTTTCACAGATGATGAAGTATCTAACTCGGGCTAAAAAAGAAAAGCCAGATCTTCCTGATGTCTTTCCTGCAAGTCAAGCACCTATCCCACCAAAAACACAAAACGTTGAAGAGATAGAAGCAATTAATGCATTCATAAGACGTGAACGACAGCAGAAAGCAGGTGGTGGTATGTTAGTGCAACCAAGTGCTGATGGATCTAGACCTGGGTATGCAACAAGTTCAGTAAAAACTAAAAAATTTAAATATCCTGTATCAAATCAATTTGGAACTTTTTATTCTGATATAAAACCTAAAGATCCAAACGAGAAAAAAATAATTGTAAAAGATGAAAAAACAAAATTTATAAATCAATTAGTTTCTGATGCAAACGCTGGAGATAAACATGTTTCAATTGGTGAGATTGGGGAAAAAGTAAAGAAAAAATTTAAACTTAAAAATGCAAAAAGTATAAACATAACAAGTTTTCCTTCATTAGAATTATTAGAATCAAGAGCTGATAAAATAGATAAAGTTTTACGAGATATGTTAATTAGTGATAAACCTCTTAATGGTTTTTGGCATAATGTAATATCAGAAAGAACAGG